TCATTCTTCTCCTGAATTAAAGGGTCAAGGTTTGGGCTATACTCAATAGGATTACCAATATCAGTTTCCATTTCTAATATAGAATCTGTTTTTTTTAAGCTGATTCTTCCTCACTTTCACTCGCTTCGTCGTCATCTACTACGAAATCCTTGAGATTGCCATTATCATCAGCGTCTTCGTCATAATCGTCATCACTACCTTCTTCTGAGTTATATTCATCTTCAGTATCAATTACTGAATCATCTTCAAAATCTTCATGATCATCTGTAGCATAATCGTCGTCTAGTACAGTTTCTACTGGTATATAAAGAACGGGCTTCTTTATAACCCTACCAAATCGAGAACGAGTACTAACTACCATTTATATACTTTAAACGCTGTTCTGTTTAAGTATCTTTAGGGTGAAGTTTACTAGTTATTTTAGGGAGTAAGATGTGAGTTCTTCCACTGTTCTTCTTACATATTGGACATTTTTGTTTTATTTTGTTTTTAGTAATGACATACGACATAGTTTTATTCTCATGTACACCAGAAATAGTCTCACAGTAGTTAGATGTGGTTAACACTAAAAAATTATTTTTATCCCTAGTTACATTAACCACACGTGTATCATCGTCGCACTTCATATTCTTATTAATGAAGTTTTCAAGATCTGGTTTTACGTCCATCTGTTTGATTTCTGGTTTTTCTACAACTTTTTTGATTTCTGGACACTTACTGATAACCTCCTTTTTGGGATAAAGTTTATCAATAATGTCACTCGTCAATTGATGTCGGCGACCACAAAAGTATTCACAAAAACCATCACGACGTCCCAAAATAGTTTCATGTCGACTGAAACATTTCTGGAGAATGAACTTCCCACTAATTATAAACCATACATGATTCGAACTATGATTTCTTTTTACATTTTCACAGTATCTAGAAGTCGTCGCCGCGAAATACGTTTCTTTGTTTTTGAATAATTTAGTGATATATGCACCCCCCTGACCCTCCATATTTTTTCGAATAAACGTTTCGATTCGGTTTTTCAATTCCTCATCATAAATTTCATTATTAGTTTGATCTTCTAGAAAAGAATCCTCCTTGACTCGTATAGACACTGAAGGTGATTCCACTGAAACTGTGCTAGGTGCGTCAGTTCTAACAGCTGACATTTTAAGAATTTCAACTGACGGTTCTTGACTTATTCTCACGAGAGAACCAACCTTGTAAATAAAAACTGGGAGATAAGCCAACTGATCAACCCTACCATGTTCACAATCCTTACACCCATGACCTCCACATGCTTCATGTTTTGCTCGTTTGAATGACCATGGCATCCTAAATCCACTCCCTTTAGTTTTCCTACGTGTGTCACCATACACAGATGAATCAATAATTTCATTCCAATCCATATCACCTTTAAATTTAGAAAGAGACACTAGAATATGTTCGCGAAGTGCGACGGCTGAAATTTGATCAACCACGAAATTAGGCCAATTGAGGTGTACACCCGTTTTCATTAGATCTCCAGACACTTTTGGTGGCGATACGGAAACGAGACATTCTTTACCACCATGAACCTTGACAGTTTCACAAATATTTTTAGATATATCATGTATATCGTCAATACCTAGGGGATCGACATCTTTATAGTCGATGTCAACGAAAAAGTTATAGGTCTCACTCTTTTGCTCGACGACGTAAATTCTCTCACCAGATTTTACAGACTCTATATACTTATCGTAAAATTCATTCAATCTATCAAATGGCACTGAGAGTTTACCCCCGTCCATGAGCACATGTGATAGATTGGTAGCATTATTGAATTTTTGGGAAGTGTACCAATTCTTAAACATACCTTATTATTGTTCTTCATCTCTAAACCATTTCATACATGAGACGTCCTGATATTCTTTACTTTGAGAAATTTGCTTTTTAAAAGTAAGTAATTCGTAAACCGTTTTACTTTCATTATCTTTGTACCACTGCTGAATCTCCTCTTCACATAGTCCTCGGTTCTTCTCAAGTAGTTCACCAATCTGTCTTAAAATAAAAGCCTTAGACTTCATTATTTAATAGAGAAGGTTTTTCTATTGTGAGAACTTATACACGCGTAAAATTGGGGATTCTTAATGACATTATCTATGATCAACTTCCATCGTTTACGTCCATTGAATTCTTCTAGTGTATCATAGCTCATGAAGTCATTTTCATCATGGGTTTTACGAATGGGTTGATTGTTCATCTTTTTGATCTGTGTTTTGTGTTTTTCTTCGTAAAACTTTCGAATTTGTGTTTGTTGTTCTGATCGATTGTAATTGACAAAGAATATGAACACGTTATATTCTAGGTCTACTGTTGGGCTTTCTTTATGTATAAATTTGAATTCTGTATATTCACCATTTTTGAGTGACACAACACCACGTGTCTCTTCTTCTAATTCTCGTAGGGCACATCTCAAGGGGTTGTAAATTTCTCGTCTTCTACACCCACCCGTTACGAAAATCCAATCTTTAAATCTCCAGTCTCTTACTGTGAGAAATCTCGGTTTCCCATCGGTAAAAGTAACCGGTACTGCAATCGCTTTGTACTTCTTCATTGCGCATTCGCAAGTTATAATAAGTGGATATGATTATTCTTCGGATTTTTCATCCACCTCATCGATATCTTCAAGCTTCTTTTCAGGTACAGGAACTGGAGCAGAAACTGGCTCTGGGGGTGGAGCTAAGTGTCGAACGACCTGGGCTGAGAAACCTTTAAAATTGTCAATATCCTGTTTAGCCTTGTTTAACTCTTTAAACATGTAAATCATACCAATTGCAAAAATAATCGCTGCAACCACGAATAGAGTGTCTTTATTGACTGGAACCATTTATAAATGAAAATGTCATTTTCTTTTTAAGCTTTCTACATCACGGCACCCATCTTAGTCTTACCAGCGGTCGGGCATTCGTATGGGCTCTGGGCAAATTGAACGGCTTCGTAATGCGCATTTTCACACGATTTGCTTGTTGGTTGTGTGGGCTGACCAACAAACTTTTCGAGTGTCCTGGAGTTAGGATCGTACGTCAATACAAAAACGATGGCAAGTAGGAAGACAACCTTCCACAACATCTTTATTAATTAGTTAGAATATAATAGACCACCCATACCATTTTCAATACGGAGGACATTGTAATTTACAGCATAAATATCATCACCAACATCTTGGTTATCGTTGATGAGGCGAGCCGAATCAAGACGGGAGAAGTTTAGGCTGCCAGTAGGCTGAAGCTTACCAGAATCGAGGCAGAATGGGTAGAAGAACAGAGTCTTGGCTGTTCCTAAAGACGAGTTAGTGGTGTGATAATACGAAGTTACGGTGGAGAAGTTGGGATCGGCAAATTTGTAATCAGCAACATCTGTACCGTTAATTTGGAGCTTGAGCTTATTATTATCGTTAAGGATCGCCATAGCATTAGCCCTACCAGAAGCCAAATACTTGACTGGGTGGTTGAAATTCAGCTCCTGGATCTTGGATCCGGAGGAGACCGCCTTCTGGGTTTGGGTGATGAGCATGTTTTGGGGCTGGGAAGCGAACACCTCACGCTCCTGGGTATCGAGGTACGCATAGTTCGCGTAGACATCCCACTTGTCAGTGGCCGCCGCGGAGCCCCAAGTGATTCGGAGCTCGACATCGTGGTACTGGAGAGAAATGAGTGGAAGAGCAGTCTGCCAGTTCTCACAGAAAGCAAAGCGGAGGGGGTAGAACCTGTAGGATGTGCCACCATTGGCAAGATCAGCGGCAATAGACTTGGAAGCGGTAGTCGCAGACAGACGGGGAGCAATGAGGGTGGAGTAAGTAGAATCCTGCTCATCAATCACCTGACCTCCCACAAGGAGCTCAACCTTGGAAATTTTGGTCAACCACTGGGCTTGGGTGTAAGCTTGGGTAGCGGTACCATTATTGGGAACGAGGTAGACATATCCGAGCATGTCACCCTTGCGCTCGAAGCGAACGGTCGACATACCGTTGTTTGAGACGTTGCCTTGAATGACCTGACGCTCGACAGTTTGGGAAAAATTTGTATGACGTTTGTAGGTGGAGCGGAAGAAGCTGACCTCGGGCTGACCGACGAG